CGCTTGCCAAGCATGATTCGCCCTTGTGTCTGCAAAAGCTGGTCGCGGCTTTGGTTCGTTGCGGTGGGCGTCCAGTCCGTGTTGTTCTGAAGGCCAGACCACTTGATATAGCGGGGGTTCAGGCCGCCGCCATCATCAGCCCCCAAGGCCATGAGGATGCCCTCTTGCGTCGTCACCAACGCATAGGCGTCAGGAGCGTCCGTTATGGGGGCGGCCTCAACCATTGGATCAAGAGTCCACTCATATAGCTTCGTGTCGCTATCCATGACGGCAACGAGGTTTTCTCCGAACGTATCGAGCGACCACGAAGAGGCCGGGATGACGTTAGTGTCGTCAGGTCGAGGTGTTCCGTATGTCCCAGTTCCGTAGAGCGAAGTTCCATATCCGCCCCCGGATTGAGCATTTTCCTGCCCCGGAACAAAACCTGTCGGGGTTATGTCGTGCAAGTCACCAGAACGGGTCATGGCAAACAGGCCGGTATGCGTTCCAACCCCGATCCAGGCTTGGCCCGAATTGTCCCCCCAGGTCAGGGCTGCACGAGGAATACCTGTCACGTTTTCGTCTGAACGCTCTCTCCAGCCCCCGATAGGCTGAGAAACGCCTTGATACCACCGGACAAGATCGCCCGTGCGATAGCGCCCCTTGGAACTGTAATCAGTCCCGAGGGAGTAAAAGCCCGGTGCAAGTTTGACGGTGATGTAGGGCATTAGGTCCGCGTTAGTGTGACTGGAACGCCAGCCGACTGATAGTTTACGCCATTCACCACGGCGTTAAACACGAAAGTCGCCACGCGCGTTTCAGGAGATGGAATCGCGGCAAAGAAGGTCGTTGTGGTAGACGACGGACTTGTGGCCTGAATACTGGCGTCGCCTGAAGCCAGCGCCCACGATCCCGACGTGATCGCTCCGCCAACGGCGGTTGCTGTCACCGAATTGCTGGTGACGATGTTTGACGTTCCGCTGCCAGATGCAAGAGCAGGCGACACACTAATGGACACGCCGCCGCCGCCCAACATGACAGCTACAGCGCCCGTCACGCCACACCTACGCCGGATAGGACCCAAACGTTTGTCGCTTCGTGCAGAAGCGTCCCAAGCCCCTGAGGAGCCAGGGTGCAGTTCTTGTTCGTGGCGCTACCGGCAAGGCGAAGTTCAACGCCCGCTCCGCGCGCAATCGTCATGACGCCCGCCGTCGAGAAGTTTCGCACTGGAATCACCGTATCGACAGGGAAGCCGACAGAGCCAACGGGGGGGATGGTCAGGATCGAAGCGCCCACGCCGGTCATGCGCTGTGTCTTTGCAGAGTCAGTCAAAACGAGGGTTTTATCGGACGAGAAATTGACAATCGGTGCGCCACGGAACCCGACCGAATACTGCGATCCAGGCCCCACATCAGCCAAAACCACATCGCCAGTCACCGTTCCGCCCGCCTTGGGGAGCGCGGCATTTGCGACTGTTTCCGTGGCGTTCAGAAGCACAGAGATCGCAGTGAAATCAACGAAGGCCTCGCCAATGCGGTCGTTGTTGATCCCGCCCCATACATCGGCAGACCCGCCAACAACCGGCTTTGTGTTCTGGTAAGTCGGTGTGAACGGCATTAGAAGCCCCCTGTGTAGATATTGAACGAACGGCGGCCGGTCATGACCGTGGCCTCATCGGCTCGCAGGGTCGTATTTGTCTGGACGCGCGGGTTATCGGCGTTCGCCGCCTCAATAGCCGCATAGAACGGGCCGCCCCAATCCCAATCGCCGTCGATCAGCCAGGCCTTCCCCCACTTCAGCGCGCCGCACAGGTAAATGTCGGGATGCTTCTTCAGCAGCCAATTCGTGCGGCAGACATTCGACAGCGGCTCAAATGGCTCGACAAAGACAATCTGTCCCTGAGTCGGTCCAGCGGGATAGAAATAGATTTTGTCGTTCTGGACCGTGTAGAAGCGAGGCGTTCCGCTGTCACGCGGGGCAAGGGTCGAATATTCCTCTGGAGGGATATAATCGAGGTCTTTTGTTCCGCTTGGGCCGTTAATGCGAATAGCCTTGATCGTTCCGGCTCCACAAGGGATCGACGTGATCTCTCCGCTCAGCGTAAACGAGCGCATCGCCGTAGCCTCGCGGGTGCGGAGGAGGCGCCTTGCCTCCGACTCCGCAAGCATGATGAAGGACGGAATCTTAGCGGCAATATCCGCCCGATCCCAAAGGAACGATTGAATTTCGGCCTGTAGGTCTTGGTAGGTGTCAAACGACATCAGGCTTTACCTTCGGAGGGCGACCACGCTTCTTGGGCTGTGCGGCGGGCCAGTGACCTTCAATCGAGAACGAGCCGCCCGCACGACCGTCGCCATCGTGATCGAACGCTACCGGGTCAGCACCGTTGAACTTGTTCGGCGCGTCATACCAATCGTTGGGAATCTCTTCGCCAGCACGAAACAGGCGCATTTCTGAGCCTTTCCACATCCACGCATCGAAGTCGTTTTTCATAGAGGTAAAGGGGAGGCCGAAACCTCCCCCTCCTTTCGTCAGGTCAGACGGGTCAGGCCGAGAGCGGCAAGAGCCGCGACGATCTGAGCGGTGGTGGCCCCGGTTGCCAGAACTTGCTGAGCAGCGGGAACCGCGCCGTAGAAGCCGATCTTATCTGCGGGGTCTTGACCCATCACAGTGCCATCGGGACCACGGTCAGACAGTTGGTGGATAGACATTTTCAATCACTCCTTAGGCTTGGGGACGCGACAGAGCCTTGACGGCCCAGTCTTCATACAGAACGGCGTAGCCCGGCAGAATATCCAGGCGAGTGACCCATTCGTCGTTGATGATGTCCCAATCACGCACGAGGCGCATCGACACACCGTCCATCGTTTCGCGGGCCTTCCAGTCAACGCCGTTCGGCATTTCCAGATCAACCGTGACCAGGGTGAAGGCGTCCTTTTGGAAGAACAGGCCTTGGTCATAGTTATTGGAAGCGGTCGAGAGGATGTTGACCGGAGCATTGTCAGCCGGAGCCGCCGTGACGTTTTGCTTAGCGCCCGAGGTCACAATCGCTGGAGCAATCGTGATTTGGGTTGCATTGGTCGCGTTGGTCGCCAGCACAGTGAACTGACGCAGCTTGCCGTTCGACGCCTTGGTTTCCGGGTTGACTTCAAACACGCCCGCCATCGTAAAGACGGAGCCAGCCGCGATTTGGCCGGTGCCGGTGTCCACGATCAGGGTTTGCGAAGCGCCGGGCAGCAGAGGCGTGGGCGACGATTGGTTCGCGCCGTTGACCAGATAGCCGGTGCCTGCGCCTGCGAAGAAGCGCGGGATTGTGGTCGATTGATACCAATCGAAACCAGCAGCCTCACCCATTCGTCCGGTCTTGTATTGCTTGCCGATCTCAGTCTGATGGTTAAACAGCGTCGAGGTGCCGGTCACGACATCCACGGTTTGCTGAGTGTTCATCAACGCGAGACGGTCAACAGTAGCTGCGAGGTGATTCGACAGGATGGCGTTGGCATTCAGCGCGTCCCCCAAACCAAGCGCACCAGCGTTTACCACCGCGTTAGGAACACGCGGCAGAACATAGGCCAGCATGTCGGTTTCCAGCGCAGCCGTCAGGCGGCTAACGGCGGGCCGAATGTAGCGCTCCGAGAAGTCGTCCAGCGTCAGGGTCAGTTCGCGCGAGTCGAACTTCATGTCCACGCCGATAGGCTGCTGGATCGTCAGCGGGATCGTTTCTTCGTTCACGTCTTGAACCTGGGCCACCCGACCACGACGGATCGTGAATTGGTTCGGCTTGCGGATGTTCAGGGTCTCACCGATCTTCGCGCCGGTCTTGGCGAAGCGGCCATTATACGACTTGTTCACGTTTCCGATGAACGTCGATTCGTTGTGAAGGATGCGCAGGGCTTCCTTCGTGATCGTGGTTGGGGAGAGAAGGGTATTAGCCATTATCGTTTGCCTCTTGCAGCGAGTTGTTGATTGCGCCTGCGAGCAAACTCTTCAGTCGAAAGTCCGTCGTGGACTCCCGCCTTCGGAGTGGAGCCGCCCTTGACGACATGCGCCGGGACAGCCTTTTTGATCGCGTCAGCGCGTTGCTGGGTCTGATTTTTCCGACTGGCTTCCTTGGCCTTGAAGGCTGCGTGGGCCATCTTGACGAGAGCCGGGTCCATGAACGCTGCGCCGTGGCGCTGCTCATCAATCCCGTATTCGCTCTTTACAAAATCGACCAGCTTGGCCCCAAGTTCTGGACCCCAACCGGGAATATCTCGCGCAAGGATCGCTTGGCCTTGTTCAATGAGCTTGGTCTGAGCCTCAGACTGCGCACTGATGACCTCTTCTCGCTTTGCTTTCGAGAGTGCTTCAGCTTCGGAAAGCTTCTGCGGGAGGGTAGAAAGTTCGCGGACGAGCTTGTTGTAACGATCACCGCCATCTTGCTGGTCCATCAACTGAACATCCCGCCAGTCCTGGTCGGAAAGCGCGTTGATGGCCGAAAGCCTGTCTTTGATCGTGCGGGCCTGAATCGTGGCCTGCAACACTTCCTCGGAAGCGGCTTCAAAGGCTGCGGCTTTCTCTTGAAAGCGCTTGACCTCTTCGGCATGAATTTGGGTCTTGCGGGTGTAGTCGTCCTGGCGAAGAAGGTCGTCCTTCAAAGCCTTCGGAACCTTATACCGCTTATCCCCTCGTTCTACTTCCTCGTAATCGTCCTCTTCGTCATCGCTAGGACTGTCGTCGTCTTCAGCCTCTTGGCCGTCGTCGTCAACTTGGTCATCGACACCGTTCTGATCCTGATCGGTTTCGACTTCCGGCGTTTCGTCGTCCACGAATTCCACCAGATTGGTCGCGTCAGTCATATTATTTCCTATAAAGGAGTTTTGAGGGTGAATAAAGCCCCACCCGTTGGCTATGCGTATGTCCGAGGAGCGTTCCTTGGTTGCATGGCGTCAATTTCTACCTTGAGGCGGTCGGTCTGCGCCTTGTAGGCGTCCAGAGCCAACTTCTCGCGCTCTAACGCGGCCTTCTCTTGGGCTTCTTGCGACTTGAGCTGCATCTCAGCGGCTTTCGCTTGTTGCTCAGGGTCGGGTTGCCCCGCATTCTGCGCTTCCATTTGCTGGCGGCGCTCGATTTCCTTCACGAGCTTATCCACGCCCGGCGCGTCGTATGACTTCAGCGCCAGCGGGCCGAAGAGATCGGCGTATTGAGGCATGGCGCGCAGCAGTTCGGTCACGAAGGCGTTGAACTCTTCGCGCTGCGTCGTGAACGAAGGCCCGGTATCGACCGCCACGTCATACTTGCCAACGCCGAGGGCATAGATGCGGGAGATTTCCTCGTCCTGCTGCTGTTGCGCAGCCATCGCGGCTTGCGCCTGTTCAGGCGACCCGATCTGCACCGACTCGGCTTCGCCTTCCGGGTTCAGGATGCGAATGACCCGCTCCGACGAATAGTAGTGCGGGATCAGGTCGATCAGGATGCGGCCTGCGTGTTTGATCCCGCGAGCCAAGTTGTCGATATAGTGGAAGGTGCTGACATCGCCCTCGCGCTGACGGGCATTGATCGCCACGCCGCTCGTCTCGTTCGACCGCGCACCCAACGACGCGTCGTAAATGCCGGTGATCGACTTGATGTCGTCGGAGGCGTTCAGGGCCTCTTGCAGCGCACCAGCAGGGACGCCAGTGAAGGGCTGACGAATGGGAGCCTGCGCATTGTCAGGATAGGACAAGAACGCGTGGTTCTCGCTGTTAGCCGTCGCCCACTTGTCTGCGTCCTGACCGTTGAACGCCTTCTCCTGACCCACCCAAGGCGCTTTAGGAGCCAATGCGACAAGTTCTGTCGTGGTCGAGCGCCAATAGTTCTTCATCCGCTGCGCGTCCTTCGCAGGGCGAATCAGGGACGAAAAGTAGCGACGGCCCTCAACGACAAAATCTTCCCCGTAAACCGGCACAATGGGGATGTATGTCCCAGGCCAATCGACGGTTTCTAGAATTTCTTTGCCGGAAAGTATGTATTGCGTGACTTTGAACGAACGAATCGTGCGGACAGCAGAAACCGTCGTGGGTTCCTTGATCCATACAAGATTTCCCTCAGGGTCGATAACCGGCTGGCCCGTCATCGGATCAAGCGCCGGAAAACCCTCTTCATAGGTGTCTTCGGCCTTCAGCGCCTCGTCTGACTTCACCGTCTCGCCAGTGCTTAGCAGCACCGCGTAGGACTCCACTTCTTCGCGCTTCCAGTATTCCGCGATCACCGCACGGTCATCACCGAACCAGCTATTGCCGAGAGTGCACAGGGCATCCCAGCTAACCACGTCCTTGTTGCGGAACCGCTTCTCGTAATCGGTCTCTGAGATCGAATCTACGATGAAACAGAAGTTCCAGTCCGACGAGTCCGCCTCAGTCGAATAGGGATCA